CTGGCAGGCAAGAAGTTCAACGATGAGGATATCAAGAATCTTGTGGTGCTGAAGCTGAAGCTGGACCCGTTCGCAGGGGTGCCAGAGGAAGCCATAGCCTTGCAGCAATCGTTTGGAGCTATCAGGATGGAAGATATGATCATCCATGCCAATATCAACAACTTCGTTACGCGAGCCTTGGAAACCGTAGCAGGATTCAGCGATGGCACCTACGACCAACAAATGAGCGTAATGCGTCAATATGCGGCTGAATTTACACCGCCGCGTCAGCCTGCACCCGCATCCGTTGAATAATGCGCCCAGAAGAAAAAGTCCTACAGGAGTTAATTGACCACATAGAAGGCAGCATCAACACCTTCGGCAAGCGTATGCCTGGCGTGCAGGAGGATGTGTTTAACACGGTGCTTGACTTAACTGGTGACCTTGAAACATCAAACGGGCGCATCAAGCCATCGGTCAAAAACATCAAGATCATATCAAAGATCAAGGCTGAACTGAATAAGGTCATCTTCAACAATGAATACGATGCCGAACTGGAGAAGCTGATTAAGTCATACGATGAAATCACAAAGCTTCAGAATCAATATTTCAGTACGATAGTGGGCCGATTCACCGTTCCCACCGTATTGAAGGAGGTTCAGAACCTTGCCATCGAAGGATTGGTTGATGCAATGGGGCGCGAGGCCATCAGTGCGAACTTCGTCAGTCCTATCAGGGATATCCTTGTGAAGAACGTAACTACGGGAGGTAGCAAAAAGGAGTTCATCCAGCAGGCGCGGGACTACATCCTTGGCACCAAGGACGTTGATGGTAAGCTGGTAAAATACACTGGTCAAATCGTGACGGATGCGTTAAACCAATACAGCGCAAACTATTCGCAAATCATCAGCGATGACCTGGGCTTTGAGTGGTTCGCCTATGTGGGTAGCTTGAAAGAAACATCACGGGAGTTCTGCAAGGTATTGGCAGAAGATCCCTGTGTGCGATACTTTCATATTAGCCAATTCGATGAGATTATTTCGGGAAAGATATGTGGTAGACAGCTGCCTTTATACGACGTAACTGGATTGCCTTACGGACTTATGCCAGGCACGAATGCCGCCAACTTCCGCATATTACGCGGTGGATATCGATGCAACCACCAAATCGGCCCCGTATCTTCTGCAATAGTACCAAAGGAATTACGTGCTAAATTCGAATAAACCCGGCTCATATCGTATTATATTTGCATAACACACATACACATGGAACAGCAATTTCTACAAGTATGGCGGGATGGGCAACTTTGGTTCGAGTTCCCTGCCGAAAATGAAGATAACGTCCGCCTGGACCTGATGAAGAAAGGCATCGACCGCGTATGTGATATCCGCCCGAAAGTGGATGCCACCAAAATACTGAAGCCACAGGTAGTTGAAATCGACTTGAACGAAATCAAACCACGCAAACCAAAGGCCGAGAAGGCAACAACACATGACATTAGCTGAATACATTCAATCCATTAGTGACCGCCTTGGCATCGATAATAGCGATGACCAAATCAAGGCCATCGTTACAAACCCTGCCTTGTCGCAGGTAGTCGTACCATCGAACATCGCCAGCATGACGCAAAGCAAGCTGATGACCGAAGATGAGGCGAAAATCAACCCAGTCGTGAAGAAACACTTCACCGGCACAGCACTGAATACGATCGACATCAAGATCAAGGAGGTGCTGGAATCTTACGACTTCGACGAAGAAACAAAGGCGGAGATAACCAATGAAACTTCAACGTATAACAGGATTCCACTGCTGGCCAAAGCCATCGCCGATGCGCGTCAGAAAGCGATCAGCGCGACAGGAGGCGAGAAGAAGGCACTATTAGACAAGGTGAACGAACTGCAAGGTTTGCTTAATCAGGAGCGCGACGCACGCAAGAATGACCTTGACAAAGTAAACAGCCATTGGCAGTCACAGCTAACCGATAAGGAATTGAATGCCTTGTTCGCCGGATACGACTACGCCCTTGACCTTGACAAAGATGTGACCATCACTACGGCACGCAACTTGTTTGAAAAGAAGCTGCGTGAAAAGGGCGGTCAGTATGTGTACACAAATGAAGGACTGAAGCTGGTGAATAAAGAAGCACCTGACCTCCCCTTCACGATTGACAATAAAACGGTTGATATGAGAGCGTTCACAGAGGGCTTGCTGGCCGAAGCAAAGATGCTAAAGGTCAACAAGGCACCCAACGCTCCCATCATTCAACACCAAGCACCGCAACAGGCCGACTTCGGGAAGCCTGTAGCACCTGCCGCGAAATCGCAAACGTCCAAAGCGTTAGCTGATTTCAAGGCAGGATCATCACTCGTCTGATGCAAGTAACCATAGGTCGTTAAGACCTGGCCGATAAGGCAACACACCAGGGCGCACGCCAATACTTTTAAAGCAGCCGTTCAACGGCAACCTTAACTCTTAATTTGCTTTAATAAAATGGCAAACGGATATTGCGAAGCCCTGTTGCTTCACCTTGATAGCATAGCAGGGCAGAATTACCCCGGTCAGAAAGTGACCATTCCGGGATTCTTAAACATGCTGGTCACACAGCCTGACCGTCCTACACCGATTCAGGACGCTTATGCAGGCGGACATTACAAGACAGTAAATGTCAAGTACATGCCAAGGACTACGGTCAATCAGGTATCTACTACTGACACTTGCGCTGTTGATGTCATCCCTGCGTACAAAGACACTTCAGTTAGTGTTTCTAACGTCGCACAGACAGGTGTATGGATCACTGATGACGTTGTTCGTCAATACTGCGAAGATGCTTCCGCTACTGTAGCAATAGGTGCGCCGCCCACGCAGCTGATGACTGAACACCTTCGTACAATCCTTCACGCGATGAACGGCATTTATCAAAAGATGGAGAACGTGCTGACTACCAGCATGGCTTCTAACTTTGGTAAGCACGTCGCTACGGGAACATCTACCGCTGTAACGGTAAACATCACCCAGTCAGGTGATAACAACGTACTTGCCGCAGGCATGATAAAGCTCCTTACTGATGCTGCTGCAAACGAATTCTGCGGAACTCCGCAGTTTGTTGGCGCACTTGGTGGCCTCATGCACTCATACGCTATTCAGAAGCAGCTGAATGCTTTAGGAATGGCTAATGGTGTGGACTACGGTGCATTGACTACTGACTTCCAATTCTATGCTTCAGGTCAGACTGGTTCGACCTGGGGAGCGCAGCACGTTGGTATGTTCGCACCAGGCAGTGTTCACTTGATTGAGCGTCAGGATAACGTCGGTAGCTTCGCCGGTCAGCGTGGCGCATCGTTCTTCACGACCATCGTTGATCCCCGCACCCAGTGCTGGACCCCGAACGGTCTTGGGAACATCGCCTTCGACCTTCAGGTGAAGTACATCGACTGCCCGGATGATCTTGGTAGCAACATCACCAATGGCTACATCAGCGAGGCTTCCATCACTGGCGCACGCGGTTACGTCCTGCTGATCAAGAAGCGTTACGGACTGTTCACCATCCCGACTGATGCCTACGACGGCGCAGATCGTTTGGCTGGCAGCAACGGCACGCTCCGCTATGCAATGACGAATACCTAATCAATGATTTGAACGGGGCGCGGGATTGGCCTGCGCCCCTTCTTTAAAACATACACATGAACTGTCTACAAGACTACATCGGATTGCGCGGCTGCGGGGCATCAACACCCGGATCGGGGCTTTACGTCAATGACCTGCCGGGCATATCGCTGAAGCAGATTGTCAGCCTAACCAACGAAGAGGAGCAGACCTACCTTGACCTATGGGCGATGATTCAACGGCGGGCGCAGCAGCGGTTCAGCCTTGATGTGCGTGAGGCGATGGGCAAGCACTACAAGCTAAAGAGCCTGATGCAAGGGATTAATTTGGGCAAGCAGGTGGGAAATAATCAGACTGCGGCTGCTTTTGGCTATACAAAAGCTGGATTTATCATTCAGCTGAATGAATCAAAGAATTACGAATATGTTCAATCGCCATTTAATGCGATACATATTCAACAATTGTTTTTTTACGGTGCTGCAAGTGAATACGCTAATTTGTATATCTATGATATTTATACAAATCAAATTTTATGGAATAAAATAAATGTTCCTTTAGTTGAAGAATGGAATACCATTGAGGTTAATCAGACGTTTAATTCGCAGGCATTAGCGATATACGCAGTACCATCAAGTATCGATGGATTTGCGACTTACTATGAAACTGAAGCACCGTTAAATCATCAACTACCAGGCTGCTGCGATATTCGCATCAATGGCTTTTATACAGATACGGCTTTTACTGCGTTTACTAACGACATCCTTGAATCACAATCCTCCAACACCTACGGCATTTCAGGCATCTTCAATGTAGTGTGTACATGGGATAACCTTATATGTAATAACAAGAACATCTTCGCACGCCCCTTGTGGTATCTGATGGGCATCGAACTGCTGACCGAGCAGCTATACAGCAGCAAGCTGAATCAGTTCACCACGGTGAACCTTCAGCGGGCGAAAGAACTGCGCGAGGAGTACCAGGTTGAATATGCAAAGGCTGTTGAGCAGATAGCAGGAGGCTTTAATCTGGACTGCGACTGCTGCATCGAATGCGCTGGGGCGGTGCAATTAAGAGAAACCAATCAATTCTACTGATATGTGCGGCTGTAAAGGAAAGCCAAAGGGCGGAAAGAAATGATACAGACATCCATCGTGAATGTAGGCGCGTTCAAGGAACTGGCAGGCAAAGTGCTGACTGCTGGGCAAGCGGAATCGTTGGTTAGGGAGATTGCTGTTAGCATGTACACCGAAACATTCAGACGCATTCACAATGACGGCAAGAAAGCTGATGGTTCACCAATAGGAACATA